TCACATCCGCCGCGCGCCCAGACTGACGGCCCGCGCCAGCATCTGGGCGATCTGCGCCTCGGACCGCAGCAGGGCCGGCGCCCCCCCGTCCACCGCCACATTGACGGTCACGCCGCCACCGCCGACCGGCCCGATCTCGCCACCCGTCGTCGGCCGAAACACCTCCGGCCCGCGCTCGCCAACCAGATAGGCTGCACCGCCCAGCACCGGCCCGCCGTCCGCCCGCGCCCCGCCGAAGCTGGACATCACCGACTGGATCGCCGCGCTCAGCCCGCCGCCGTTCGCGCCGGCCGCCGCATTGACGGCGTTCAGCACCGCCCGCGCCAGTTCGGCCAGCGACACCTCCCCGTCCGCCGCCGCCCGCGCCAGCGATCGCGTCAGGCTGTCGCCGGACCGCCCGAACGCCGCCTCGATCGCATCCGCCGCCTCCTGCGCCGGGGCCTTCAACGCCTCCAGCGCCGCCCCGGCTTCGGCCGCTCTCAGCGCGACCTGATCGATCCCGTCTCGCCCGAACTCATCGGCCATCCGGCCAACCCTCCATCAATCGCGCCAGCCCTTCGCGTCCCAAAGGCGCCGTCCCCTGCGAGACTTGCGTCAACATCCGCCACTCCCTCAACGACAGCCGCCAGAACGCCTCGGGCGCCACGCCCATCACCGCCGCCAGCCGCAACATCTCGCCCCAGGGCGTCACCTGGCGGCCGCCGCAAACGCCTGCGCCACCGCGACCGCCGCCTCGCGCGGATCGACAGCCGCCACCTCCGGCTCGACCTCGCCACCGCCACGCAACACCGCCGCCAGCACGATCATCAGATCCCGCGCCGACAGCGTCTTCATTCGCTCTGCGACCGCCGCCATCCCATCGACGCCCAGCCCCGTCTCGATCTCCGCCAGCGCCCCCAGCGTGAGACAGGCCCGACGCCGCACGCCGCCCAGGATCACCGCCGCCTCGCCCCGCATGCCGTTCATATCGCGCCGAACCCGATGGCCCCGGCGCTGGCCAGGCTCAGCGCGAACGTCGCCTCGCCCTCGTGCTCGCCGGCGTATTCCAGCGCCGCCACCAGGAAGGGCCCCTCCAGCACGCCGAAGTCCGGCACGATCAGCCGCCATCGCTTCGCCGCCTGATCGAAGAAGGCCTCGCGCACCAGGGCGTCCGACGCCGCGTCGCGAAAGACGCCCTGCCCCGACACCGCCGCCGACTTGACGCCTGCGCCGGCCAGCAGCTCGCGCCACCGCCCGGCGCTGTCGCCATCGGTCGTATCCACCGTCTTGGCGTTCAGCGAGATCGTCCGCGCCCTCAACCCCGCCACCGTCGTGAACACGCCCGGCGCGCCCTCGATCTTCAGCAACATGTCCTTGCCGGCCTGTGCCGTCATTGCTCAATCCTCCCTCGTGAAGCGCAGCGAAACGGGGGAGGGGGACCACGAAGTGGTGGAGGGGGCGGACACGCATTCCGCCGCCTGATTTCCGCACCCGGTCCGCTTTCGCCCCCTCCACCATGCTGCGCATGGTCCCCCTCCCCCGCTGACGCGGAGGAGGATCAAATCTCTTCCGTGACCGCCCTCAGCCGCACGACCGCATAGGTCCGCCGCCCGTCGCCGGCGCGGAACACGTCCGCAAACGTCGCCCTCAGCGTCGCCGTCCGCACCCCGTCGGCCTCCAGCACGGCCTCGTGCAGACACGCCCGCACCGCTGCCGCGACCGCCTTGGCCTCTTCCGATCCCGCGAAGCGCGACACGCCCGTCAGGGTCAGCTTCTGCTCGACCCCGCCCCCGTCCGCCGCCACCGGCCGACTCTCGCACCGCCCCAGCGCCAGATAGGGACACAGCGCCCCTTCCGGCGCCTGGTCGTAAACCCGCCCCTGGATCAGGGCCGAAAGCGTCGGATCGGCCTTAAGCGCCGCCACCATCGCCTTCTGCAGCGCGCCTTCATGATCCCTCACCGCAACCGCTCCAGATCCAGCTTCGCCCGCCCCGGCCGCGCATCCTCGACCGAGACAATCCGCCAGTCCGCCCCGCCGAACCGCAGCACGCGACCGACCGTCAGCCGGGCGTCCGCCCGCGCCTCCGCGCCCATCGTCTCGACCGCGCGCCGCTGATCGCCCTCGCCGCGCTCCAGGCGCCGACGCGCCCCGCACTTCAGCCAGGCGGATCCTGCCGCCTCGAACGACACGCTGCGCCCGCCGTAAGGCGTCTCGGCCTCCACCGGCTGAAACAACCCCGCCAGAACTCTCACAACCTCACCACGCGGTATGGCGCGATCCAGCCCTCCACCGGCTCGATCTCCACCGCCTCGCCCCGCTCATAGGCCCGCAGCACCAGCATCAGGATCGCCAGCCTCAGCGGCGCCGGCGAGGTGGATGTCAGGCTCAACCCCACGTCCGCTTCGACCTTCGCCTGCGCCGCCGCGATCAGGGTCTGGATCAAGCTGTCCTCGACCTCATGCTCGACCCTCAAAAACAGCTTCGCCTCCGCCACCGTCACCGGCTGCGCCATGTGTCACCTCGCTTTGCTCGGGAGTGGCGAGTGGCGTGTCACGAGTGGCGAGCATCGCCCCGTCCCTGCCTTACGTCGCCGTCTGTCATCGAACGAAGAGGCGAGCGGCCCTCGCCACTCGCCACTCGCTGCTCGTCACTGCCGCCGTCAGGCGGCCGCGAACTTCATCACCTTGATCGCGTCGAAGTTCTGCACCCCGCCGCCTACGCGCTTGGTCGTGTAGAACAGCACATAGGGCTTGGCCGAATAGGGATCGCGCAGCACCCGCACCCCGGCCCGGTCCACGATCAGATACCCCCGCTGGAAGTCCCCGAACGCGATGGACAGGCTGCCCGCCGCCACGTCCGGCATGGTCTCGATCTCGGTGACCGGATAGCCCAGCAACGACGCCGTCTCGCCCAGCCGCGTCGCCGGCTGCCAGATGTAATTGCCGTCCGCGTCCTTGAACTTGCGCACGGCCGAGACCGTCTTGCGGTTCATCACGAACCGGCCGTTCGGTCGGTACTGGGCCTTGGGCGCATAGATCAGATCGATCAGGCGATCCGCCGGACTGGTCGCCGCAAACCCGCCCGCCGCGCCCGACGCGATATAGCCGATCTGGCCCCAGGCCTGGCCCGCGTCCGCCACAGTCGGATAGGACAGCAGCCCCTTGGGCTTGTTCACCCCGTCGCCATTGATGAAGGCTTGGGTCTCCTGCGCCGCAAAGGCGTCCTCGACCTCAGCCGCCAGCCATTCGTCCAGGTCGACCATGGCGTCGTCCAGCAGGGCCTGCGTCGCGGCCGGATTGGCGTAGAGATCGGCCGACGGAAACTCCAGCAGGGCCAGGGTCGCCGGGTCCGTCTCGGGCCGCGCGGCCGTCTCCGCCACCCAGCCGCAGGCCACGCCCGCCGTCGACACCGGCTTGCGGAACACCCCGGCCGCCACGGTCCTGACCGTCGCGATCTCGCGCATCGGCGACGCCGCCATCAGACGCCGCTCGATGGCCCGCTCGGTCTCATAGGGCACGACATAGCCGCCCGAGGTCGCGCCGCCCGACAGGCCCGCCTTGACCTCCAGTGCGCCAGACTGGCCTGTCTTCAAATAGCCGTCCCACGCCGCCTTCGCTTCGGGCGCAGACGCCGGCTCGGCCGGTTCGCCGCCAATCACCGGTCGACGGCTCTGGCTCATCACCCGGTCCAGCCGCGCCTGGGCCGAGGCGACCGCCTGGTCGATGCGCGCCACCTTCTCCTCCAGCAGCACATCGGCCGCCGCCTTCTTCTCGATCTCGCCCAGTCGGGCGTCATTCGCCCCTTTGAACGCCTCAAAGGCCGCCATCATCTCGCGCACGACATCGCGCGCCTCGGGCTGGCCCGAAGCCTGTTTGGTCTCTTTCATGGTGTCTCCTGCTGAAACGATCCTCCCCCGCGATGCGGGGGAGGGGGACCGCCGAAGGCGGTGGAGGGGGCGGCCGCGTCGCGACCTTCCCATTTCGCGAACGGCCGTTATCGGCCGCCCGAAACCTGTGATTGCGGAGGCTTCAGGCGACCGCTAGGCTCGCCTCATGCCCGCGCCGATCTTCGTCGAAGCCGATTTTTACAGCCCGCTGCTTCATGCAGCCGCGCTGATCCTCTTCGCGATCCTCTTTCCGCCCGGCACGCTTTCAGCAGGGTCACGACGTGTAGCCCGCTGGCCATGGGCGGCGGCCGTTGGCTTTCCGGTCGTCGTCTACACGATGGCCGATATCGTCCTGACCGCCCTGCATCGCGGCGCCGAGGCTGAGGGCCAAAGCGGCCTGCCCTACCGCGCGGCGCAGATCGCCATACTCGTCCTGATCGTCGGCATCGTGGTTTTGATGCTGCGTCGCAACGCTGCATCCAAGTCGTCCTAGCGCCCCATGTCCCACCTGACGCCCCTCGAAAGCGCCGTCATGGACGCCATGATTTGGCAGATGGGCGACAGCGTGCCGGATCTTCGCGCCCAGGTCGCCGCCAGTTCGCCGGGCCTGCGTCGCAACACCGGCGCGGGCCTGTATTCCCAGATCGTCGTCGATGCGGACCGCGCGATCGCCAACCCGGACGCCACCGGCCTGTTCGGCACCGTCCATGCCATGGTCGCCGGCCTGCCCGACCCCGTCGGCTTCCAGATCGAGCTGCGCCAGGGCCGGCTGACGGCCCTGCATGGCCAGAGCTACGGCCAGGACACCCGCGCCATCGACTTCTCGACCACCGCCTTCGAAGAGGTCTTCACCGTCGACGAAACCGGCCGCTCGATCCTGTTCCGTCCCGCCCGGCGCGCGCCGGACCCGACCCCGCCGAGGCCCAAACCCACCGCCCGACCGGTCCCTGCGCCTGCGGCCCAGGCCGCGCCAAAAGCGCAGTCCAGACCCGCGCCCCAACCGGCGTCAAAGCCCTCCGATCACGCCCTGCCGTCCGCCGCCGCAGCACCGGGCGTAGCCGAGATCATCGCCGGCCTGTCGAACCCCACGGCCTCGCGCGGCGGACAGCTGGCCCTGGTCTATCTCGGCGCCTATGCGCTGGCGGCCGTCTTCATCCTGTTCGCCCACCTGGTGCTGCACGTCGGCTGGATCTTCGGCCTGGTGCTCGCCGGCTGGGCCTTGCGCTATCTCCACGGCAAGAAGGGCCGCGTCCAGATGGCCGCCCTGGCCGAAACCCTCGACCGCAACGGCGCCTTCCAGGCCCTCAAGCCAAACTGAACCGCGCCCCCGGCAGCATCGGAAACGTCACCAGCGACACCTCCCACAGCTCGACCGCGCTCAGCACCCTCAGCCGTCCCTGACGCCGGGCCCGCGCCGTGCGGTATCCGATCGACAGACCATCCAGCGCCCCGGCTCGGCTCAACGCCCCGGCGAACCGCGCCTCGGCCGACCAGTCCTCGATCCGGCCGCGCACGAACAGGCCGCGCGCATCCTCGACGATCTGCTCCCAGACCCCGACCGGCGCGCGCGCATCGTGCTGGTTCAGCATCCGCACCCCCTCAGCCCCCGTCTTGGCCAGACTGTCCGCAAACGCCCCCGCCTGCACCACGTCCCCGTTCAGATCCGCCGCGCCCCACAGCGAGGCGTAGCCTTCGATCACCAGCGCACCAGACTTCTCCCTCCCCCCGCGGGGGAGGGTGGTCGAGCCGTCAGGCGAGACCGGGTGGGGGCGGCCAGGCGACGTCCCGCCGACCTCCTTCGTTTCCAGCAGTGCGGCCTTGCCTGGCCGCCCCCACCCGGTCGCTCCGCGACCACCCTCCCCGGAGCGGGGAGGGAGAAAACTGCGCGCACCACTCACGATCCACCCTCCAACCGACGCTCGATCCGCTCCACGGCCGCCGCCGTCGCCTCGCCCTGGACCTCCAGCCGCGCCAGCCGTTCGGCGACCAGCCTCTGCTCCCCGACCCGCTGCTCCAGCGTCGCGATCCGCGCCGCGGCGCCCCCGGCCCAGACCAGGCCGCCTACTGTCTGCACCGCGACGGCGATCAGCAGCGCCGTCGGCACGCGCCGGATTTGATGTTCGGTCATGCCCCCAACCCCGCCATCCGCCGACGCTCTTCGTCGGTCAGGAAGCTCGCCGCCTCCAGCCGCGCCCACAGGGCGTCCCGCTCGGGCTGCAGGGCCGAGACCGCATCCAGGTCCGCCCGGATTTCGCACCCCGCGAACCGCTCGCCCAGCCAGCCCGTCATCGCCCCCGCCGCCTTCCGGACCAGCGAGATCACCGTCTGTCGCCAGAAGGCCGCATTGGCCTCGCGATAGTTGGCGTAGGTCGCATCGCCCGGTATCCCCAGCAGCTGCGGCGGAACCCCGAACGCCAGGGCGATCTCTCGCGCCGCCGCATGTTTGCCGGCCGTGAAATCCATCTCCGCCGGCGTCAGGCTCAGCGGCTTCCAGTCCATCCCGCCCTCCAGCAGGATCGGCCGTCCGGCGTTGATCGCCCCGGCATAGACGTTCGACAACTGATCCTTCAGCGCCTCGAACTGTCCGTCCGTCAGCCGCTCGCCGTTCCTCGCCCCATAGACCAGCGCCCCCGACGGCCGCGCCGCATTGTCCAGCAGGGCCTTGTTCCAGGCGCCGGCCGCATTGTGCGCATCCACCCCTTGCGCCGCCGCCTCCAGCGGCGACAGCCCGTACCAGTCGTCCAGCGGGTGCCACAGCTTCAGGTGCATCACCGGCGCCCAGCCGTCCGCCGCCCGCCCGATCCGCACTGACCGTCCGTCTACGGAATAATCCCACGCCTCGGGCCAGCCCGACCGACCGGGGATCACCTTCACCCGATCCGACCGCAGCGCCCACAGCTCGTCCGGCGCCCCGTCCCTATCCGCATCGCCGGTCGCCTCGACATAGGCGTTGCCCGACACCTGCAGCGCGCCATAGACCGCCTCCATCAGCTCCGCTCCCGACTGCTCGGGATTGGGCCGACGGATCAGTTTCGCCAGCGGATGCGCATCGTCGCGCACCCCGTCCACGAACACCGCGAAGGGCGCTGACGCCGCCGCCTCGGCGATCATGCGGATGCAGCGATAGGCCACCGCATTCTTCTGATACCCCTCGCGCGCCAGGCTGGCGTAGTCGTTGGGCGTCCACCGCGGCCGCCCCACCCCCGACAAGGCGATCACCCCGCCCGCCCGGCTCTCCTTGCCCTCAGGCGCGCCCACGCGCCCCGCCCGGCCGAACGGCCACCGGATCGAAACCATCGCAATCTCCTCAAATTTCTTGTCCCTTCTCCCAGTGGGAGAAGGTGGCTCGAAGAGCCGGATGAGGGTCGGCTGGCGGGCCAAGGCGCACGGGCGCGACCCTCACCCTCTGGCTGCTTCGCGCCGCCCTTCGGGTCGCGTTGACCGATCGCTACGCTCTCGGACGCTCAAGCCCTCTCCCAGCGGGAGAGGGTGTCATCACCTTCAGCAACGGCCGCTCGATCCAGACGTGGACGAGCGCCCCCGCCGCCAGACTGGCGATCACAGTCAGCCCCACCACCGCATCCCCCGGCAGGGCGACCATCCCACTCTCGAACAGTCGCCCCAAGGCCCGGATGACCAGCACATGGACCAGATAGATCGAATAGGACGCATCCCCCATGAAGGCCGCCGCTCGTTCCAGCCGCCCGGGCACCCGATCCGTCTGTTGCATCCGCACCACGCCGAACACCAGCAGGGCGCTGGGCAGACCCCAGACCGCTGCCCGCCTCAGCCCGTTCCACGGATCGTTCAGCGCCCGCACATCGTCGATGCCGCCATAGCCGAAGACCAGGCCCAGCGCGAACCCGAGCACGGCCAGCCCGACCGCCCACAGCCCCAACCGACGCGGCGCGAACCGCCAAATCGAGGCGATCCCGACACCCAGCAGAAACTCCAGAATGATCGGCGCGCCCAAAAACCTCAGCACCGGCGCCGCCACGACCAATCCGGCCGCCAGCATCGCCGCATAGGCCCCGATCAGCCCCCAGCCGACCCGCCGCGCTCCCGCTATCGCCAGCCCGAACCCGGCGTAGAACAGCATTTCGAAACACAGGGTCCACCCCGGCCCCAGCGCCGGAAACGTCATCTCCAGCCCGCTGAACGGCCAGAACAGGAACGTCGCCGCCGCCACGTCCGCGCTCAGCGTCCCGCCCCGCGCCATGCCAATCAGGATCGGCAGCGACAGCAGCCAGTAGATCGGCGCCACCCGTCGAAACCGCCGCCACAGGAAGGCCCCGGCCGCGCCCACGCCCGTCTGACCCTCCGTCGTCGTGGCGATGATGAACCCGCTGATGACGAAGAAAACGTCCACGCCCACGGCGCCGAAGTTCTCCAGCGTCCCGCCAGCCAGCACCGTCTCCAACCCCAGCCGCGTCCCGGCCAAGTCCACGGCATGCGTGACGACCACCGCCGTCGCCGCCGCGAACCGCAGCGCCTGCACCCCGTAGAACCGCTCCCCCATCCGCCACGGTTACCACCACGCGAGAGCACGCGACAACCTCAGATCATCACACGCGCCCGCACCGCCTCGGCGATCCTCGCCTGGCCCGCCGCATTGGGATGGACGGAATCGAACATCAGCCCGCCGGCGAAACTCCCGCCGAACAGGGCCGTCCCGTCGATGGGCGCCGCCAACCCTCGCGTCGCCGCCACCTCGAACAACGCGTCCCGCAACGCGGCTTGCGCGGCATAACTCGCCTTGCCCTGGGCCGGATCCGACGGACATCCCGTCATCAGCAGCACGTCCCCTGTCGTCAGGCACCGATCCACCAGCGTCCCCAGCCCGGCCTTATAAGTCGCGACCGCCGTCCCCGCGTTCCAGTCGTTGATCGTCAGACACACGACCGACAGATCAGGCGCCGCCGCCAGGATCGACCCATACGCCCGGTACGGCTGATCCGTCGTGATCCAGTCCGCGATCCTGGCCCCGCCCCAACCCGCATTGATCACCCGCGCCCGCCGCACGTCCGACCGCCACGCGATCCCGCCCGCGATGAACACCGCCCCGCCCGAGGCCCAGCGCACGCTCACCGGCCCGGCGGTCTCGGGAAAGGCCACGGTCGTGACCTCCATCGACGCCGCCTTGGTGGTGCTGACCGTCGCCCGCACTGCGCCGTCCGTCTCGACCGTCAGCACCCCCAGCGCCGTATTGGTCACGGCCCAAAGATCGAACCGATCGACCGGCCGGTCCGGCTGAAAACTCCAAACGCCCGTCGACGAGGCCGCGCCCGAGAACAGCTTGCCGCCCATCCCGGTCAGGGCGTTTACGCCCCACCCGGCGCCCATCGTCACACGCGGGTCATAGCTGGAATAGCCTCCGCTGGCCCCATCCGCCGCCCCCGCGCCCGCGACCGACGCCGCCGAGGCCGGCAGGCCCCGCCCGCTCATCATCGCCGCCAGCCGTTCGGGCCAGGCGCCCGCCCGACCGTTCGGCGTCCAACCGCCGGAGACCGCGCCATAGCCCTGGGTCACGCTGTCGCCGATGCACAGCAGCCGCGCCTCGCGCCCGCCCGCCTGCATAATTCTGACCGCCGCCGACCAGACGGGCAGGTCGGGCACGGAGAACCCCGCCCTCCCCAGCACCCCGCCCGGCGCCGCCCCCGCCGCTCCGATCTCGACACCCGACATCAGTCGAAGGCCGCCACGATCTGCGTCGCCGTCGTCCCGGTCGCCAGCACCCGGCGCACCTGCACCGGCAACCACCCCACCGGATGGTTGGCGAAGGTCACAGCGTCCCCATCCTCGGCCCCGACCGTCAGTACACGGACATTGCCCGCCGCACCGACATACAGCGCCTTGGCGTAGGTCGTCAGATCGGCCGTATCGCTGGGCGTGACCGCCGCCGCGCGCCTCGCCGGCCCGCCCGCGTCGCGCCCATGGTTCAGCAATCCGTCCCGCTCGGGAATGGCCGGCATATCGTCTCTCCTGAATGACAAAAATCTCCCTCCCCCGCGGGGGGAGGGTGGCTGAGCCGCAGGCGAAGCCGGGTGGGGACGGCGAGGCGACCCATCACTAACCTCGCGCGATCAATCCGTGCGCCCCTGCCGGGCCGCCCCCACCCGGTCGCTTCGCGACCACCCTCCCCGCAACGGGGAGGGAAAGGTTCGTCACAATCCCCGCAATCGCGGTCCCGCCGACTGCGGCCCCAGCATCAGCCGCGTGATCGCCCAAACCAGGGCGTCGGCCCGATCCGGGCTGGGTCCCCCTTCGCTGCCCAGCGCCAGCATCTCTTCCTCCAGCGCCGGGAAGGCGTCGCAGTGGACCACCCGCCCCTGTTCATAGAGCAGGGCCACCGGCTCGGCCCGCGCCGCCTTGGACCGCGAGGCGTGGACCATCTCGATCCGGCAAGGACACGCGCTGATGGCCAGGACCGAGCGCACCATGTCGCCGCCCTGATTGCTCTCGGCGACCACCTCGTGCGCGCCGAACTCGTGCGCCGCCGCGCTGACCGCCCCGCCCCAGCTCTGGGGCGAGCGTCCCTGCACCGTCCGGTCGGCCAGCACGAAGGCGTGGCGACCTTTTCGCCCCACGACCACGATGCCGCAGGCGTCTCCGGTCGCGGTCGCCGGCGGATCGACCGCCACGACGATCCGGTCCAGTTCGACAGGTCGCGCGCCCCTGGCCCGTTTCAGGTCCGCGATGCGGAACAGGGCGCCCTCGCCCTCGACCACCACGCCTTCCAGCTCCTGAGCCGCCAGCCGCGTCCCGCCATAGACGTCGTTCAGATGCGCCAGAAAGCCGGGCGACAGGTTCTGCGCGTTCAGCGCCGTCGCCGCCCGTTCCGTCACCGTCCCCGCCTCGGCCATCAACCGCCTCAGCGCAGGGATCGGCCGGGGCGTCGTCGTCACCGCCAGCAGCGGCGAGGCCCCCAGCCGTAGTCCGAACCTCAGGTTCGACAGCACCATCTCCGGGCGTCGCCAGGCGCAGAATTCGTCCGCCCAGGCGGCATGAAACTGCGGCCCCCTCAGACTGTCGGGATCCTCGGCCGAAAACGCATAGGCCGCCGACTGATTTTTCCACACCAGCCGACGCCGCCCCGCTTCCCAACGCGGCCGGTCGCCCGGCTCCGCCAGCGCCTTGATCCCCGACGCCCCCTCCACCATCACCTCGCGCACATCATGCAGGGCGGGTCCGACCAGCGCCAGGGTGATGCCGGGCAGTTCGCGCGCCAT